CGATTAGACTCCGTATGATCGGAGAAGCTCGTAAACACATTGGTACGAAAGAAAGCCCACCTAACACTAACCAAGTCATGTTCACGAAATGGTACGGGCTAGTCGGCCCATGGTGCGCTATGTTCGTTACCTACTGCGGCGTCATGGTAGGCTCAAAAGCCTTTGCACGAGGCAATCGATGGGCTTACTGTCCTTATATCGTTAACGACGCTCGCGCTGGTCGTAACGGTATCGCAGTAACTTACAGCCCACAGGAAGGAGATTTAGTCCTATTCGATTGGGATGGTGATAAGGTAGCTGACCACATTGGCTTCTTTGACCACTGGACGAGCAAAAATACGTTCAAGACGGTCGAAGGGAATACAGCGGTCGGCAACGATAGCAACGGTGGTGAGGTCATGGCTAGAGATAGAACCAAGAACAGTACCGTGCAGTGCTTTGTCCACGTAGGCAAGTAATGAAAAGCTTGCCCGCGAAACGTCCCGCCGAGTTTACGGCGTTCGCCGCCGCTGTGGCGCTTTTGATAGCTAAAGCGTTCGGCCTCGACGACCCCGATACTATCACAGCTATCGCCGTTGTCATAGGATTCATTCCGTCTGTAGTCACAGGAATCGTAGAATACGTGCGTAAGACATAGTGCTACTTGGAATCAACGGAAGCGTTCTGGTGGGATTAGGTGCATTTCTAGCTGGTGTGGGTAGCATGTTAACCGGATACGCCGCTTTGAAAGCCGCACAGAAGGGAGGAAAAGATGAGGCTGACAAAACCGATAATCCTCCTAGCGACGGGTCTTAGCTTAGCGGGTGCATCGGGTTTCCTTACCTCGCAGGCTATAAGTGCAGGTAATCCACCGACCGGCCCAACAACTACTGTTAATGTTGGTACGGGGCTACCTGGACCTGCTGGACCACCTGGGCCTAAAGGCGATACTGGGCCTATTGGGCCTCAAGGCCCACCTGGCCCTCCCGGTACTAATACAGGTGGCGGTGGCGGTTTTGTGTGTCCTGACGGGTTTACTCCGGGCACACTTGTTATCAATCATCCCGGTGGACAAACAACTATCTATACGTGCTTGCAAGCTTAAGATCGAAGCGTAGTGATCTCTCTCCTCTGCGCTTCGTAGGACAGGGTGAGGGGCGCAAAGGGCACATTGTTCCCCTCACCCAACCTTAACATTAGTTTGCGGGGCGATCTTAATGTGAAAGGAGGTGTGTTGATCGGTGATTGTAAAAAGCGAGCCACAGTAAAACCGGCATATTATAAACTATCGCCCCGTTCATTAACCCCAACCCTTAAAAAACGCGAGGACGACGAAAACGGCAATAACAACGAGTGCAATTTCACCGAGAGTAGCGGTCCGATAGTTCATGCTTTTTTGTACCCTTTCGTATTGAATTTATATCCGGGACCGAAGGTAAACCAATAGAGTAAGTGTCGTAGGGCATCCATGCCGTGTGGTTGTCCCGCAACATAAATGCCATCTTCTTTAAGCTTGAGGTTGCTATGGAAGCTCCCTTGTGATTTCATAGGGTTCTGATCGAACGCCGGCTTGTTATTTTGCTGACAATATAGTTGCAAGACTCCGATGAGTTCTTTAGGGTAAAGCTCAACGCCTTCCTTCTGATAGTGCTTGCGGAAATAAAACTTTTCCCAGATAACGTAGTCAGGATTTCCGAGTACAAGCTGGTTGTAAAGGTCGATATGACGCCACTTAGACTGCCCCGTTCTAACCTCCATAAGACCGTTCTGCATGATACCTACTGCGTATCCGGTGGTTATTCCAGGGTCAAAAGCTATTGCCTTTAATGTAGTTACGGGGATCTCTTTAACGTGGTTGTCGGTGTTGTCTCCTTGGACAACGCTCCGGCTTTCCTCCATCGTGTCAGACCCTTCCCCCACCCTTGGGACACCCCCCATTCGCCTCTCTGAGCAAACCCGCAGCGAATAGGCTAGGGTAGCCAGTCCCGACAGTCTTCGGACGACTCATCCCTTAAGAGCCTTAAACCGCTGACGATCGCTTTCGGCCTTAGCAGGGTCAAACCACATTTCCACGTTGTAGCCTACGCGATGTTTGTGCCTGCTATCCGTCATTTCCTCCTCAGTCATCGGACGTAGCCCGTCCTCCATAAGCTCATCATCGTCTTTGCATCTTCTACCGTCAGGGTGCTCCGTACTAAAGTTATGCTCGAAGCTGCCTGTACGATGTTGGTCAAATATTTTGTCGTTAACGAAGTCTCTGCCACAAGTGCGGCAATATGAACTTACTTTGTAACCTTCTGGTGGGTAATGATCCATCTCTCTCCTATCGCCTTCTGTAAGCTGCAAAGTATCCTATGATGAGAATTGCCAGCACGAGGATTAAAAATTCCCATGGGCTTGAGATGCTAAGCACTGCCCAAATCAGTAACACCACAAGCAGCAAGAGCAGTACACCGCTTGCTGCATCTCTCATAGCCACAACTTTAACTGCTTACCCTTGGGATAGAGTCCTACGTCAATCATCTGCTTCGTTGACATGAGAAGATTCGGCATCTTCCACCACACTACTAGCGTTCGCATCTTCTCGTGCCTCCCTCTCATTAAGACTGTCAATAATCTCATTGATTTTGTCAATAATGATGACAGGACGAAAATCGTTAGGATCAAGTTTCTTAATCATGTTTTCTCCTAACATAATGTCCAAAGCCGATAACATCCCGATCAGCCCGTGCCCAACTGTAATTCCATTAACCACGATTTCAGCACTTTTGTTCATACGATCAACTCTCGCATACTGCCCCAGTTCTCTCCTACGGATACGTCTACTAGAAACGGCAAATCCCAACCGAGTTTTTCTTTAGCTTGAGCTTCCATAACGATTTTCATCATAACGGCAATTTCTTCAGCTTCGTTCTTGGGAACGTCGGCTACTATGCTGTCGTGGACGGTAGCGATAATAGGCACGTCTAGCTCTACGAGATCGATAATCGCGGACATGGTTAACCACGCTGCGACGTTTTGAGGCAAAAAGTTAACGGCTTCTCGCATAACGTCTCCAAAGTTTTCGTCTGTAATGAGATGAAAACGTCGTTTGTGTCCGAATGGACTGACAATGACACCATCAGTTCTTGCCCGTTGCTTAATTTCATTAGTCCACTGCTGGAGTTGGGGAAATGCTTGCCACCAACTATCAATATAAGCCTGCGCTTCCCCTTCTGGCATATGATACATCTGCGCGAAGGCGTATGCGCTTTGTCCATACGTCACTCCAAAGTTGATATTCTTACTTTTAACGTACTCTTCTTTAGTGTAGTTTGCTCCGTAGAAGGCTGCGGCTCGTTCTTTATGGAGAGAACGTGTATTGTCGCTATACACTCCAAGGAGATTGGAGTCATTAGAGAAAACTCCACAGGCTCTAAGCTCAGCTTGACTGTAATCAGCTCCGATAAGGACGCAGCCGTCAGAAGGGAGGAATAGAGTTCTAATTCCGGGTATTCCTGCTCTCCCTTCGCGCGTGATGTTTTGAAGGTTTGGTCTTCTTGACGAGGACCGTCCTGTAACAGTTCCTCCAGGGTTAAAGTCGCAGTAAACTCTGCCATTCGTTTTGGCCCTCTCGATAAGTCCCTCGATGTAAGTCCCCCGTTGTTTATCTACCAATGAAAACTGACGATGCGCATCAGCAAATTGAACTAGATTTTCCTTGTAACCTGGCTTACACTTGAAACGACCCTCAAGAATCTCCGTGCGGATTTCTTTGCCTGTAGAATCTCTTAGCTTCTTTTTGCCCATATCCTTAAGATCGTGCTTAAGGCCGAAATGCTGGTAATAAACGTGCTGGAGCTGCTTCGGGCTTCGCGGGTTTAGCAGCGGTAGGCCAGATATCCGCTGCATATCGCTTTCCAATCTCCACAGTCTTGGTAGCACTTCACGCTCGTTAAGATTGGCTGCACCTTCAACGTCGTACCGGAACCCTCTAAGCTCGACAGCTCTAAACGCCTCGCCAATTCTGAGTAGTCTATCTCGATAAAGATCGTAGACCCCGTCTGCCTTAGCCTTGGGTGTAAGATGGTTAAGAAGTTGCTGTGTTCCAGCGGCATCCCATCCGTTATACTCGTAGAGCAACTGTAGGCCGACATTACTTATCTCTCCTGTCCGTTTAAACTTCTTTACCGCATCAGGCTCGTAATCCGGCCAACCGAATTCATCTTGCAACAGGTACTCTAGGGCGTGGACTCCCGGTCTTTCATCGAGAGCGTAACTAAGTAGGAACGTGTCATCACTGACTGTTGCGGGTATATCGTTGCGGTGAAGGACTTTTGTGTCGGACTTACCGTTATGCCAGCAAAATCGGCTTCGTCCATAAAAATCTCTAAGGAGTCTTCGTACCGACTCGTCCCTAACGGCCTCCCGTCCAAAGACCACACTCTTACGTCCACTCCGACTAAAACCTGCACAATAGATTTCCTCCGTATGGAGATGCCACTCCAGGTCTGAGCTTAGCTGCTGTGGGGGGTTTGAAAGCCAACGCCGCAAAACCCCACAGGCGGTGTTAGGATCGTCAATGACTTCAACCTCGGGAAGTGTCGGCTCAGGGATAGGATCGAAAGCACGACGAAAATCCCTAACCATGTCTGGAAAGCTGTCAGAATTACGAAGCACCACAGCAGGATTATTCGTTACGACGACTCTTTGCTGATTTCCCTCGCAAGAAGTTCTTTCGTGAGCAAAACCACGAGCTGTGGATACTGATCTTTTCCGTGTAAGTACGTTAGTAGCCTCTGTACCTCCCGCAACGATAAGTTCGCAGTTGCGGATTTCATGCTCAAGTCTGGGTCTGCAAGCATTGATTGCTGCAAGCGGCGGATCGTCCGTCTCACAAAGAACAACGTTAGTGGTGAGGATATCACTCCTTTTCACTCCATGTCGATTTAATAGATAATCCAGTACTTTACCGCTAGGCCCGGCAAATGGCTTACCGGCTTTAACATCGTGCTTTCCTGGGCTACGAGACACGAACGCCACCTTAGCATCTTTCGGCCCAGACGTGGGTGCGATTTGCTTATGCAATAGCGGGCACGCCTCGCAAGCCGCAAGCACATGCTTACGTTCAAAGCTCAATGCATTCTTCGTTTCTTGGGGATATCTTGGTTAGGAAGACCGTTGACGATTTGCTGTCTACGCATTTCCGCCATTCCAGGCTCGACAACATCCTCACGGAATTTTATGAGGTTACCGAGTAGACGTTCCTTAAACGCGAGCGTGAATTCTTCATCGTCTATGATGCCCTTATCTACGAGAAATGCCGCTAGCGAGTTTATAAACGCATCGAGGATAAACGAGTCTACCTGGATATTCTGCGGTGTAGCGCCGATCTCTTCCCACTGTTTAAGTTCTTGCTCGATTAACGAGTTAGTAGCTGTGATCTTATCGTGCGTGCTCATACAGTCCTCTCAGTGTAAGCGTAAAATCTAGTGCCCTGGCCCTTTTCAGTCAGTTGATAGATTTGTCCTCTATCTACCAAAGTAGCGATGATTTCCTTTCCCTCCATAGATCGAAGATGCAGCCTGTAGAAAACCTCTGTCTGGTTAACTCCAGGCTTGTTCCTAATAAACTCGTAAACCCGGTCACTCTTTTTGTCGATATCGGCCTTGCCGGCATAGAGTACCAGTTCGACGGCGTGTTTTCCCCACTTTTGAATATAGTACGCCGCTTCGATTAGGTCACGCTCTATTACCTCGATGGCGTTTTCATCGTTTGGCGTTGATCTTAGAGCCGAAAACAACGTAGCTAGTTTGAGCAGGGAACTTGATAGACGTGCGAATGTCGGAAAAGCGACAGTCTGAACAATACTTTTCTCCGCTGCTATCTCTAGCTTGTCCTCATATTCTCCGTAAAGCTCCCAAGACCCCTCACTAAGATAAGCCGTTACGAAGTCGGTTTGCTGGTGAACGCCGGAGATAGTCTTGATATTGGTCGTAACCTCGTATCTCTCAATAACGTCCGCCAACCTTTTTATGATGTTTTGGCGTTTCTCGAAGTTACCGGGTACTGGTGGGCCTGTTCTCCGTCGTTGATCTCTAGTCGTATCTCCACTAACAACGAGGAAACGGGGGATAAACCCGCCTGTGATCCAATCTTCCTCAATTTCTGCGTAGACTGCGTCGCGGATTCCTGCGCCCATAATGATGAAAAACGGTCTAAGCAGGGTATGAGTTTCTTTACGAAGAAGCCTGGTCATTGTAGCAGGAGCGTCGTACAGATTAGCAAGAAGCTCCGGCAGATCGACGTTATACTTCTTGCTTCGCAGAGACTTCAAAAACCCGGATAGCTCGTCACGGTAGAACATGCTCACCCTGTGGGGTCTTTGCGATAGCGCAAATAGCAAGCCTTCCGGAGAGGCATCTTGAGCAAGGATTAACTCCCGATCGAACTCAAGCAGGATATCGTGCATATAACCCATGGACGTGCTCTTGCGTGCTAACGTGGAACCACCAAGAATAATGCCCCAGAGGTTAGGGATAACTTCTCCCGAAGATGTTTCCAGTCTTAGGCGGGGAGAAAGAAGTGCGCTTAGCAGAATAGCAGCGCAAAGCTCGTGATATTGGGGAGGAGCGTCAGTCCTTTCCATAGCCCAAGCCTTGTATTCCATGACAAACGGATTGCCAATTTCTTCATCGTCAACCAGCTTAGGCATCTCTAGCTTGAAAGCCGGCCTACCGTCTTGGAAACCGACAACTACCTGTTGCCTCTCACTAGCCTTAAGCACTTCTTTCCACAGATGACTTAGTGGTCTATGATCGCGCTCGTATTTATTGCATTTTGCGTTCATAGCCATAACGAGGGTTTCTTCCTCGCTCATGCCTATTTCGAGGCAAAAGTTGATAAACCGCCAAATCTTTCTAGACCAGTCATCTCCCTTACCGGGCTCTAGCTCGAAAAGTTCGTGGAAGGAAGGGGTAATACTAGAGATGTATTTGAGTTGTACCTCCGATACGGAGGGTAGACTCTTAATCTCCGGGAGAGGCTTATTCGTTACAACATCCTTGCTGGCGTAAGGATCGTGAATCACGATCCTCTCAAAAACGTCGGTAGAATATAGTTCCTCTTTAGCCCAAACAATCTCCACAGCGGGAGGGTCTTCGCCTTGGCGCTCGTACTCCGGTTTGTAGTTGAAAGTGTAAGGAACTCTTAAAATCTGAGTCAAGTCCCAACCGCTTTTATCGAAGTGATACTTGTAGGCAAGTTTACGAGAAAACTCTTCCTGTGCTTCAGGGACAATCAATTTGTCCAAACGCCAATAACCCTGAAAGCGACCGGGGGAACTCTTAACAACGCAAGACGGCGGAGGGTCTATGCCGACAGGTTCAACGGTATCAAGGTCTGCCCACACGATATATCCTGGCAACGTATTTTCTTTTCTGCGCTCCGGCTTGCTCAAAAGATTCACGCCAAACCAAACATTGTGTCCGTGGCTTATTTGGTCTACGAAAGCCCCCATACTACTTTTAGCCCGAGGCCACTCCCAAAATGCCTGCTTGAACTGTGTTTTAGTCGGAGGAGCGTAAGCTATACAAACGTTGCCTTTATGATCCCCAAATAGATACTCAAAAAATTTCCCTCGTGTAGAGCTTACCGATGTTGACACAGTTCCCTTTCCAGGGGCGTTGGGGGTGATGCCCCGATGCTATCACCCCCAACCTTTGATGTTTACAGCAGACCTGCCCCTTCCGTTGTCACCTCACCGCGCGGTCGTACACCTTGAACGCGGTTACGATCCATGCCGTCATAAGTGTACTTCTTGACGTTAACCGCACACTGACGACCTTCCATGTCAGATGGGTTAATCTCGAAAGTACCGCTTTTTACCTGTTCCTCGGTATATCCCACAGCCAGCAGGAACCTAGCGAGGATGCCATCGAGCTGCGCTTTCTTCTCATAGCTAGCAGGCGCAAACCAGTAACGATTCCAAACCGACTTGCCATCGTGCTCCCCGCCATCAACCTTGAAGCGGACACTGATACCTTCTGTGCCGACAGGAAGCTTACCAGTATCGTTCTCTACCTCAGCCGCATTAACTTCAAAAACCACGGCGTCGTACCAGCCAGACGGAATTGCATCAAAACCGGAAAGATCGGCTCCTGAAAGGTCCAAAACACTCACGTTTCTTCTTCCTCCTTTGTGATCCGTTCCCACATTAGGGGAATTGATGGATCTATCATTGTTTCGCCAAGGCTATCGGTACGATCTTTAGCGACAACCCTCTGCGTCTTTGCGAACTGTAGTTGACGGTGTACTCCACCGTCCTCGTTAAACGTCGTGAGTAGTCCCACAACGTCGAAAAACCCTGGAATCTCACTACGGAGTTTACCAGGAAAAGACGGGAAAAATGATGTGATACCGCTCCTTTCGTCTTTGTCACTAGACATTAAAGCCGTGACAATCGTGTTTACCGGCAAGTCTCGGAAAGCGCGGACAATCATTCTAACTCGCTCTCCCGACTTACCCCACTCACGTTGGGATGGAACAAACATATCTGTGCTGTCAGGCTTTTTGTTGTATTGCTCCATCATCACCGTTCGCATGTCCAGTTTTTGAAGCTCCGTTAACGAGTCAATGCCCACTGTTTTGTAATAACGTTCCGTATCGTTAGCAATCTCGTTATGGACAGCTTCAATTTGTTTCATGTTACGAACCTGAACCACATCTATGTTTCTACGCCTGAGAGTGAGTGTACCTCCTTCAATGTCGATTAGCAGCATAGGCGAGGTATCTTCGTGATCCTCTGCTGTGCCCAATAAGTAGGTTTTACCAGAGCCGGGTTCCCCATAAATAAGCAGGTTGAAATACTCAATTGCCTCTTGTGGGGTTTTGGCATCTAGCCGTTCCCGAATTGGTACTACTGCGCTTATGTAGATTCACCTCCTTCCACGTTAATCTTTTCAATGCCCTCATGTTTCAAAAGGGCTTCGTGGGCTTTGTGCGATGTGTCGAAGATACCTAGTAAATCGCCTCTATTATGCAGCTTGGGAAGTGTCACGATAGCCGCCCAATGAGGCTTACCGTAGCCGACTTCTTCTGGAACTTCGACAATCCAGCCAAGACGTTCTGGTCCGATTACGACTTCAAATGCTTTAACTTCGTTTATCATGGTAGTGGCAGATGTTCTAGATCGTAGATGCAACCGTCCCAAGCTTCTTGAACTGGAAATTTTGGGTATCTATCATCAGCAGGCACCTTGTAAAAAGACTGGTAATACAGCTTGATCTGCCGTCTGTCGTAGTTACGGAGTAAGTCGTAAAGCACTTGATCTTGCGCTACCGGAGACATATCGAAACGGTAAGTCTGAGGCATGAGTACGAGGTTAGTGTCCGGCTTAATCTGTAGCTTCATTTGCGGGTCGCCAACCCAACCGCCCTGTAGCGGTTCAAACGTCCATATCGTGTCTCGCCTATATCTGGCTCTACGCCATTGTTGCAAGCCTGCGATGACTTTCTCAATACTGTGTTCTTCATAGTCGAACATCACAGGACAAATTCCCGTGGGGTTTCTTTTATCGAAGCCTAAGTCGTTGAGTTTCTTTGTGGTGCGGATCGCGCCAGCCACAAGATCCTCGTTAAACCACGCTTTCGGGTCTATGTTGATACCAGCGATAGTCGAGTGGCTCTTGCACACGTCGATGATGTGATTGTCGATCTGTCTGATATCGAAATACAGACGATCTAGCTGGTAATGGTTAACACGTTTCCAAATGCCATCGGCCTCTATCGGGCCGAAATGCCCTGGCAAGTCTAGGATTACTGCTGCTCTCATACCGTTACCGTCCGAACAAATCTTTCGGTGTCTTCCGGGCCAAGAATTGTAACGTCCCAATCTTCGAGTCCAGGCACTCCTTCGTCGGCTAGGTTCTTGTAGATCGGTTGATCGTTTTTTAACAACTCAATGTTTTTGTCTTGCAAGCCGAGAATAAGCAGCTTTCTATCGTCTTTGGTTGTAGTGGCCGCAATCATCATGTTTCACACTCCTGTAAGAGTGCTACGACTGCATGAAAAGCATGCATGAGACAGTACGGTTGCCCATCGACGGCTATATAAGCCTGACTACCGCATTGTCCAGGTTTGCATACTCGCCGCTCGTCTAGCCATTTAACGTGTTTACTTACTGGCCGGTATTGGGGCTCGTAAGCATCTTCTCTCACCACTGTTAGCTTAGTCTTGGCCTTTGCCTTCTTAGGTGCAAGCAGAGCAGCGATCTGTTGGGCACTCAACTTCTCGTTCAAAGATTATCACCTATCCCAGTTCTTAACGTAGCCGTCATCCAACATCATTTCAAAGTCAGAGCCGTCCTCAGCAGCGATACAAGGCGCTCTAAATACGCAGTTGAGACACGAGTAGTTCTTGGTTGGGTTTGGGTAAGCAATAGGGTCATTGAGCATGTCCAGAGTTTCGTAATAGAGTCGTACTCCCATGTTGTGCTTCTGATGCTTATTTCGTCGAATGTCCCTTCTGTCGATAAACCTCCTGTCGCCAACCTCTAGCAACCATTCGTAGTAGAACTGCCAGTCTCTCTTAAACTCGTACATTGATCGCCAAGCTGGTTTAGAGTTAATACACTCGGCGTACATTTCAGCGGTAGCACTTTCGGTCTGACGATTGATGCTAGGCTCTCCCCTGCTTGTAATTGTTGGGGGCTTAGGGTACTTCTTGAGCATTGCCTGGTAAGTGATGTAGTCAAGCTGAGTATACTCCAATCCGTGAATACGGGCTTCTATTTCTCCTGCCCACAGGTAGGTAGTGCATTGCTCGTCAAGCTCGATATGACGGTAATAATCATCGTCGAGCCTACTCGTTGTCTTGTAGTCCTGGATGCCAAAATAACCTGAATCGTTATCTTGCTTAATCATGTCCATCCGACCTCTTGCATGGACTTGCTTGGCGATGCTATATCCTTTATCGTCAGGATTAAGATGCTTTACGTCCAAAAGCGGCCCGTACTCGTTACCCGCATCGAAGTTCGGTTCCCAACCTTTGGGCATTTGTCGCTTGTCTACCATGTAGAGTGGACTACCATCGGGTTTTAGGACAGGCACGGAAAACTCGTGCTCGGTTGCGATAACCGTAAAGTTATCGTTTTCCTTGCTGTACTCTTTGTAGAACTTCATCATCCCACAGCCGATATCTTCCAGCTCTAGGAAAGCTTCTTCATCAGGGCTAGGCAACAGATCACGCAGGCCAGTAATACGCCAAGTATTATCCGACCTACGCTCAGGCTCGCGGTCAACATACTTAGGCACTTCGTCATCCGTAACCTGCCCTCCCTCCCATTCGAGCCTAAACCATGCCCGAAATACTGTTTCTGGGTCTTCCCGTAGGGTAGGATTGTAATACCGCTCTAGCGCGTAATGGATACCCGAACCAAACCACAGGGCAGTACGGATACCATGCACTTGAGACTTAGGGATGAGATTCCGTCTAGCAGGGCTTGACCACGCCCATTGCCTACGACAGAACTTGAACGATGCTCGGTCGCTAGCGTGCAATGGAATGATATCATATTTCGACGGGTTAGCCGGTGCTTCCCGTCCTACGTTCTTAAAGTCAAGCGTTGTCATAGTTTTTTCTTGTACGCTTTCAGCAGCATACTGCTCCGTTCCAACCCTACGGCGTCAGCAGCATATTGCTCCGTTCCAACCTTGATTGCTGTCTTAACGGCATCAATGACAAATTCTGGGTCGCCACCTATCCTTATCGCGGAACGAATAATATCGGCGGCCTCGTTGATTCGTCGCCGTGCTTCGTCCAGGTCTTTAAGTTGTTCTACGTCGTAGCCTTGTTCGGCTTCGTCAGCAAGCTTTTGGATATCTTCGTCGGTAAGCACACGACCGCTCTTAGTGACGTATTTTGTCATACCATCCACGCTTTTGCATTGTTGCAGTATGTCTCCCAATCTTCTTCAATGGCGGGAGAGGGACGACCTTGGGATTCCCAAATGCTATGTTCCTTATCCCATTTCCAGGGCTTATCGAAGTAGTAAATCACTTCACGCGCGTCATCCTCAAGCTGCTCTGAATCCAAGAGAATCATAGCGAAGTAGGTTAGCTCTCGTCGATTGTCATACCACTTCATTATGCCCTTTCCCATTCATCGTTTCCGATCATGCGGAATTTACCTTGTTTGGACAAATTAGCTAGTCTCTGACGCAACGCATGAGTGTTGTCGGCACGAAATATGTAATTAGGTTCGCCAATAAAAGCTTCTTTGGGCTTTACACGCGAGCCACGCGGCAAAGCAAGTAATTGCGGTATCAGCCAAGAGTTTTTCATATCGAGATTACCACTTGCTTGTTATCGTGATCCCAACGAACGTCAGTAACAAGGAAGGGCTCGGTATCAGGGTCAGCATCGTTTTCTACGACAACCTCATAATCGCCTTGGCCCTCGCTAGGTTCTACTTCTGCTGAAAACTCGTCTAGCTTCATTATGGATTCCTTTTGCTATGTATGTCCGTTACGGTTGCTATCGTCGATTCCGGGAAAAGGTCAGGAGGACAACCGCAATCGGGACATGGTGGCCCGACTCCTTCTCTTTGCCAACATGGAAACTCGCAATTCGGTTTACAACGGCAACCCGGTGTGTTACCTTTGCCATCTGCGAACACTTCAGTCATCGCAACTGCAACCCTTGCCAGGATAGAGTGTATCTTCTCCGTCGGAGTTAATGACGTAGGCACAGTCTGAACCGTGCAGCGTCAAACAACAGCCACACTCATTAAGGTGCCAATGTGACTTCTCTCCCCTTTCTTTCATCTCCTGGACTAGATCGCCCAGTTTCACCGCTTGTAGAAAGGTTAGCTCTACGCCGCTTGCTAGTCGCACCCTCATTGCCTTATGGACTCCTGCTCATCACGACATGATTCACAAGCTACAGCAAACACGTAGCCTTGCTGCGCGGCTTTCTGCAAATTCTCTGGAGTATTCCCTATTTCATCATCCGTTCTAAATCGAAGCATGCGGCTGTGTGGGTCGATTCGAGCAATGAGATAGTAAACCTCTTCATCACTGAACTTGCCTCCACACCACATACACTTCTCTTTCCTTTTGCGGTGTATCATCGTCCTAACTCGATTCCGCATTCCCAACCAAACATAAACGCCGTAACCAGTATACCTCTATACGCTGTAAGAGTAGGCATAGAATCCTCGCCCTTCGTTAACTCGACCAGCGAGAAATCGAGGATTTCGACGATATGTTGGATGACCTCTTCAGGAATTCCTTGATTATTTGCCCATGCTGTCGGGCCTTCGTCCTTTGTCAAGACCTCCAAAATAACCCTGGTGAAGTCGTTAACTGTTTTTTCTGGCTTACTCATCGGACGTTCGCTATGTGATCGAAGATATCTTCTACGACTTGGATTGGAACGGTTTTACGCCTGGGACTACTGCTGTTCACCATTAACGTGTATGACCGACGAGATTCGATTACTCTCTTTTCCATATCGGCTAGCTCTTTAGCGAGAAAACGAGCTACGCTGCCGGTCTGACTCCTTTCCCCGTCATAGCCGTGTTGCTGTGCAATCACGATAACGTCTTCCCATTCAGTCATCGTCGCCACCAAGATCAAACTCTTGTGTTGGTTCGATAGTCCACTCAACCCTTAAATCCTTGTCCGGCGCAAACACAATTTCACTCTCAAAACCTTTCTCAGCGAAATCCCTAGCGGCGTCCTTACCCATTTGTGTCAGGACTTCGTCGCTTTGAGGTACTTCTGGAGTAGGGTTATGCTTTTCCGTCCAAAACCACTGTGCTTTGCCAAACTCTTCCCATTCCATTCTAAGCAACACTATGGGAGGAATAGGATCATCAACTTCTTCGGGAATAGATACTTGAAGCAGTTGCTCACCATCTCTTGCATCGTAGATGGTGAGTGTTCTAAACCAACTAGGCATTATGGATTCCTTTTGTGATTGCGCGCGTCGCGCATGGCGTGTTTGCGTTGAGGGTAAGTGCGAGAACGCCACCCACAAACACACTCCGCTTGGTAATGTTTACCAAGAAAATGCATTACCAAGATTTCAGTCTTATGACCCGGCATCCCAAATCGTCCTAGGATTGTGACAGTCGTAGGACATGTGGTACCGCAACGGGTCTTCGCCCTCGAAAATCAATCCATAGGCAATGCCCCCGTTGAATTTGTTGTTATACTGGACTATGCGGATAACTCGTGGTTCGCTACCTACGTCCTCAAACCAGCCGTTTCCGGCTATGATTTTATCCACTATAACCTTGCTGTTGATCGTAGCCATTACTTCGTCTTAGTGAGGAAGTTGCGGTCAAGACGGCCGGACTTCCGACCCTTGTTATAGAGCTTAAGGACTTCTTCTGCGACAGGGTTACTCATGTACGTCCCTGCGTGGTAAGAGTCTCTCGCGCGAGCAGACACACCTAGCGGATTCTCCGCGGTAAGCTTGTCTTCCAACCATTGCATGTCTAGCTCGTCGTGACCGAAAGGCTGGAAAAACCTTCCCAACCCTCTAATCAACTCACCATTCTTACCACCCTTTCTACCGTACCACGCTCGACGCAGCATGTTGAGAGCAGCAGTAAGACTTTCTCTACGATTCGGACTAGAGTAGCTGTACGCCTCTTCGCAGGCGCGAACGCTAGGAATCATATCCGTAGGGCTAGCACTTACACCTAGCTTATAACCCTGAGACTCCACGATGGCATTAATGTTCTTGCACGTCTCATCCCCGGCTACCATCTTAGCTCGAAAACTGTAGAACGGGTGAACGGTACGACGGTCGCGGTTCTTACGATAAAAGAACATCGCTTCTTCCGCTAGCGTCATACCAGTGTAGACCGCGACATAAGCCGTAGTCTTCCCTACCTTCTGCATTCCCTCGTAACGCTGTAGGCCGTCTAGGATGGCATACAAGTGAGGCTTACCGTTGCTACCGTTCTGCCTCTCGCTACCATCGAGAACACCCACAAGCGAGTCGTCCCACGAGTTAACCAACCTCTCGATGAAGTTCTCCTGTGGTGGCCTTTGATACCTACCATCGGCAAACAGTTCATCCAGCGGGACTAGTCTTATCTCAAACGGCCAATCACTAACTAACGTGCGGTTCATTATTTACCTCCGTACCGCTCTTATCCTTGAGCGGCGGTCGCTGTGCGGTTGAACCCTAGATCATAGCAGATCGGAGGCCGAATGTCAAGTCGGGTTTATCCCGTCCAGCACACTAAAAATACTTGAGCCCTCAAGCATCCCTATGGTGGTTAGCCCAATGCATGCAATCGTCGCTACAGTAGATACGTCTGTTAGCGTCTTCTATCTCCCGTCCGCAGACTTTGCATGGCCGCTGTATCTCCCTTGTACCACCTGGCTCCCACAAGCCTTCAGCTACCAACTCTGCGTTAGATTTCCATTCAAAGTCTGATACCCAAAGTTCTGTGGGAGCCACGCAACAGAATCTATCCATCCACGACAAACTAACAAACTTCTGCCCGTTTCGAATACGTCGTATACTCCTATCAGAAATCCCCCATATCATAGAAGCTGGCTTTACACCACCTTCTAGTATCGCAGCTCTAGTTATTGCTGCTTTAATACTTTCAGTGACGGGGGTAAATCTCTCTTCCTTCATGCCCATTTCGCTCCGGTCTTAGACCGTAGCCGGTTGTCATCACAATGGTGGCACGTTTACTAGCTGACAACTCCGGATGGATGAGTTTCAAGTCAAAGATCGCTTGACCTATCTTCTCTTGTTCAGTCATCGTGCATCGCTGACTGGATCATTTCCATACCATCGCTTGCTAGTGAATCGTTTGCTACTGCCTCATCAATTTCTCTCATTCGCTCACAATCCTTGATGATTGATTGCAATTTAGTCTTGAGAGGTTCCGGCGCGTAGTAATGCGCCCATGCGGTTACGTCTTTAACATCGTCACTCATGCTGCCATCATCTCCTCCATGTCATCGGTAATGCTTTCATCCTTACCGAACAACTCATTGAACCATGACTGTTTCTGCATTACCACGGATTCAATCCGCTGGTCAGTTGTATGCTTACCGTTGACATTGATGACAACAGGCTGTCCCTCTTGCCCAGGACGACGCAGCCTACCAATACCTTGCGAATTATCCTTAGGACTCCAAGACCTGTCGAGGAACACTACATGCCTTGCTGGAGTGAGATTGATAGACTCGCCTCCCAATTGGAGCGTGGACATGAACACCCGATGATTCATCTTCGGGAATTCCTCTAGCCACTTTCGCTTACGCTCTTGATCGTTGTCCTTTTGCTCAAGATGAATGTAACTAGTACCAGATTCATCCAGCCTTGCCTTAAGCAACTCCAATGGATCTTTGAAGCATGAGAATACTACGAGAGGTTGCTTACTCTCTTCGTCCCACTCAAGACCCTCTATGATTTCCATGACGGTATCGAGCTTAGAGGACGGTTCCTTCAAACGAATCTTCTGGATTCGCCTGCCAAGCTTCTCATCGAAGTAGTCCTCTTCGATTTCCGGAGTTGCTACAGTAACCTGCCTCAGTCGCATGAGTGCTGACAAGACGTTAGGCGAGTGAATCGGTAGACCATTACGATCATACGTCAACAACTCGGCCTTGATCTCGTCGTACATCTTACGCTGAATCGGGTTAAGATCAACGTCGTACTTCATAAAGATTGGTTTCTGAATCCAAGGCATAACCTCGTCTAGTGTCCTACGCACTCCGATATTAAAGACGATGTCTCGCAACTCGTCCTTGTACGCAGGATTGATACCAATCTCCTTGCCATACCCATCCCAAATGTCTATCAAGGAATACTTGTCCTTGAACCGATTGAAGGATGGATACTCCTTCTTGTTCAAGAAGTTCAAGAGCGACCACAACTCAGATGGCCTGTTGATGATACCAGTACCAGTCGAGATATGGCGCTGTTTTGTCTTGATCTTCTTGAGATTGCTTGTCCACTTGGTATCCTTATTCTTGATTCTGTGTGCTTCGTCCAGCCACACAAAATCCCACTCTCTGTCGAGGATATAGTCACAAGCTTTCTTCTGCTTAGGAAGCAACTTACCATTGATTCTTAGCAGATTACCTTGACTGTCCGTTTCGTATTTGTTCTTGTTGCTGTCGCTGAACACATCGTAATGAGTGACTACGATGGTTGGCATGTCGAACACGTCCGGAACGAATTTATCAATCTTGTGCTCTTCGCCATCCTTGACATACATGAGAGCAGTAGTTCCCAAGTTGAACAAGTACCATTCAGGGAAAAGCTCTGGGGCAATCTGGAAGAAAGTTCCCTTACCAGACTTAGTGGTCACAATGAGAACATTGGGGTTCTCAAGGTTACGGACCTTACCCTCCATGAGCCACAGCCCTGTGGTGGTTTTGTAACAGCCCATCTCGCTCCAGTTAGCTGAGCCATCTCGCCCAACCAACTGTTGCAAGTCCTCAAGCTGCCACGGTGTTATCTCGAACTTGCTCATACTATCTCCCGAGTAGGTACAGTCATTGACTGTACGACTTGAGCCAGAGCTAACTCTGGCGAAAACTTCTTATCTCTCCTATAGTACTTGTACCTCCTTGCCGCTTTGCGACATAGCTCAGTGCGTTTGCAGAACCTATCCTTCTCCGGATTACCGTAGAAGATGGGCTCACCACAACACAAGCACCTAGGCCGATTTTCTTCTTTGACGCACAGCCTAGCTTGTGTAAGAGTCAACCCAACTCCCATGTATCTTTCTATCGCGTCGGCATTATGTTGATCCCATAACTCTCGCCGGCACTTAGGGCATAAATCCCTGCGCTGACCATAGGTACTAAATTCCTCCCCACAGTTAATGCAAGCGGGTGGCGCGCAGGTATAACACCACCCGCTTATTGGGTCTAGCACCACTACTAATTCACCACAGTTACAACACGCTTCCGTAACTATCCCCTTAAATCAGCCCACACATCCTCGCCGTGTTAGGCCATGGAAACCATCCCCGACGCTGCCACAACTTATAGGCGATGCGAAGTTGGTTAGTTGGCGACGCCATATGAGGATAATACGAATACCTGCCACCACCGTTCGTTAACCACGTTGGAATATCAAACTGCATTCCTCCGTAGTATGGTGCTCCTGTGTCTTGCCAACTACCTTCGTACTTGTGGACACATAATGCTGCCTTTAACCACCATGCCGGGAAAATCTTTTTGCTTAACTTCTTTGCTACTGCTTGTGCTTGGCTCGTACTTATTGCGATTAGTGCGATGACGCAAATAGTTGCGAGCGTCCGCAACAATACTACCCCCTTAGTTGTTTACATGGCCGGTACGCGGATCAGGGAGGCTAAGGTAATAAACCACCGCACGAGGTTTAAGAGCCATTAGCCTCCCTATCACCGCTTGGATGGAGCCTAGCAGACTCCGAGCCATTTGTCAAGTCCCACGTCCACCCCTTATCGGGCTTAAACACGATAACCCATCCAAGGTCGAGAAGCTCGCTTATCGCCTCAAAACCCCACAGGGCTACTTGTGCGCGGTAGAACTCGTCAGGCGTGGAGTATGAAGTTGTCATAGTTGTTATCATACCCCACGCCTCCCGAGTTAAACCTACGCTGGAACCTCGGCCTCTGCACCCTCAGGCATTTCTACCTTACGAGTGTCGATAAGATAGACGTGCTGCTCTTCGTTCTTCTCGGAGTTACCCTCCTTAATTACCTTGAGCGCATGTCCACCCTCGATAGCGGGCTGACCTGTCTTACCGTCAACACGCTTGCGAGCATTGTCAAGACCGATCTTGACTTGCTCGCCTGTCTTGCCAGCGAACGGACCGCTATCAAGCGGAACCTCGATACCTGCCTCGCTGCTCTCCAGAAATGCCCTAATGACGCCTTCATAGTCACCACGGGTACGACCCTTTTTAAGCAACTGCTGAATACGACTTGGATCAAGTGAAGACCCTGGAAGCTGTGTACTCATGAATCCCCCTCGTTATTGATGTTTTCGATCTTGGTAATGCGAGCGTCTAGAGCGGCTATCGCCTCTACGATATTAGCACCTCCTATCCGTTCCTCTAGGCGGATCACTCTGCGCTCAAGCTTACCAGTCGGGCGGCGATTTGTCAAGAGGAATTCCGATAAATCTTCGGCGGTCGGCGGCCGGTTAAGAATCAGCTCAGTTGCTCCGTAACGATTTCCCACTCTTACCGAGTCTATGCATTCGGTCTTTTTGAGAAACTTTATCGCCTTATCTCGTTGTGCTCTTGACAGTCCTGCTTCACGTTCGGCATCTTGCAATAAGCCCGTCCAAACGTGCTCATCGTTAGAACCCTCGTAGAGTACCTCCCACAGTTTCATAGCATGTGAGAGGTACTCTGTCTTACGATGCTCGTTCACTCAGGTAGCCCTCCAGAAAACAATAGCGACAGATGAACTGTCCCTTTATCTGGTATACAACGCCAGTTCCGTAGTCACTCTTGGGCCGCGGATCGTGACAATTAGGGTTCTCACAGCCGTTTTCTCTAACTGTAGTTCTGAGTTTGAACCACGTTTGATAGTCACGCGGCTCTGTTACGTCTTTCGGCTGTTTCGGCTTGCGTTCCTTATCCTTCGCTAGCAAGCCGGCGATGGTGGCATTGTCTAGGCGCTTTTGCACACTATCTGCCCTCCCTCCTACCGTACTTAGTTAGTTCGCCCGTCTGTAGCCAATGCTCACAATCCTCGCAATGGCGACCACCGTAATACCATGGTGGCTCATACGGTGTTTTGTAAGGAAGCTCCTTAACTTCCTCACAAAGACTACACTTGTCTATCATCGGGGATGATTCCTTATCCATGTTTTTACGTCGTTGACGTGTTTTACCCACTTTTTTCGGGCAAGCGATTCAATGGCAGCACTATCTTTCCAGCCACATACACACGATAGCTGGAAAGCCGTGTTGCCACACTTATCGCATGTTTCTTCCTCAACCCTGCATTCATGGGTTTCGGCCTTTGAATACTTCTCCAAAGGCGGGTCTTCCCATATGATGTTACTCATCTACCTAGCCCTTTCTGTTCGCTTCGTGTTACCCTGCCACGGCCGCCAGAAATATCCGTCTGGTTAGCCGCGTTAGTACCACTACTGTAGGCACCGGCGTCAATATTGCGAGAGCCAGTAGACCTGGCACGGCCTAGACGAATGTTCTCGTCAACCCATTGAGCGACCTTGGCCGCTCTATCAGCGAGAATAAGCTCCATACCAGTACCCTCACTAGCAAGGTCATCCATCTTCTTACGGTTCATCTCACCGAACCGCATAGAAATCCTGCTAGAAAAACCGGCGATAAAAGAATTCTTAAACGTTTTGTGGTGAACTCCCTTGCTTACCGCCTGAGCAAACGCCATCTTGAAATTCATCTGTGTTACGATACTCTTGTAAAGCATCTCCACAAACAAGATATCGCTGCTGTAGCCTGCTAACGTGCTCTGATCCATGCCGGGACTATACCACATCTGACAGCGGTTAGACCTAGCACAAGCGTTCAGGATCTTACGCTTGTAATCGGCTCCAGCCGAACGATCCACGATCTTTATGTTAAGCGTTTCAATCTTACTACGCTTCTCAGGATCGTCAGACCACATACGCTCCTCATCAATTGCATAACGCATGATGAGTTCCTGAGCCTTAGCAAAGAAAGCCTCTGCTTCATGCTCGTTATTCGTACCTTCCGCCTTACGCAAAAGACCACGAATACGGTTATACATCTTATCTTGCTGTTCTGTTGTCATTTCACCCCCTTTACTTTATCGTCCATGAAAAACCAGTCAGTGTGAGCAGCTAGGTTTTCGCCTATAGTCTTCACATCAGGATTTTCTTGCTTAGTTAGCAAGATTGCAGCCTGCTCTGCTGCACCATGCAACCTACCAATCCTGAATATGAAGTCAGGATCGTTAAGCATAGTTGCATAGTTTTTTGGTGTTCGCACGCTACCCCCTCTTAGTCTTACGCACGATGTTCTCGTCGAGCCAACTACGATCAATCCACCCACAGGGCACAAAACCCTCCTTAGGACGGATATACATCGTATCGCTGTCTGGCCTTTTTGTCGCAACTACCTCGATGCCACCCACAAAAACACTCTTGACTTTCTTGTCAAGAAGGTTAAGCAGGTCAACTGCGCTACGCCTGTAAGCCTCGTCTGACTGAGTCAGCGGGGCTATTCTGGTATGCTCAGACTTGTGGAGCAAGGAGTTTACCTCGCTCAAACTGAGCTTGCGTTTTTCATCCAATTTAGAATCACCTCCCTCTTAAGCTTGATGGAGTCATGTTCATAGGCTGGAAAGGAGATAGCATCTCTAGGGATGCCAAGCCTTTCCAACCCATTCATGATTGTTTCACTCTCAGCAGCAAAAGCAGCTGCTTTACGTTGTGATTCCTCTCTGGCTTTGCGAGCTGTTTCTTCTCGGTGTCCACGCTCATCAGCGTATTCTTCCCACTCGGACACGATATCCCTAGCAACCACTGTCTTGGAAATCTGCTGCCCATTATCACGCAATTTCGGTGTGCCATCATTGTCAAGGACGATAACATCAACGTAAGTCTTCATACGTTGACTCCAAGTGTTTTCTCTTCTCTTGAAAACACGCATGACACGCACTCTTTGCGCGCTGTAGGAAAAAGTTAAATTCCCACGGTCGTGTATGTAGGCATAATCATTACCTGCCCACAATGCGTTAGCTTGCATCGTCACCATCCATTTCCTCTTGCAGCATCTTGACCCTACCGCTTGCAAGTTCAAGAAGACCATGAATCACCGGAAACATCTTTTCAAGGATAATTTCCTGCAAACTCTTGACGTGCTCAACCTGCTCACCTAGCAAGTCATAGGGTTTCATGGTGGCGTTTTCTGTCGGACCTTCCAAAACTGCGTCCATCATTGCTAGTGCAGATGATGGAATATTAACAGCCACGTCACGGATAATCTCACCCATTTCGTGGATTATCTCGTTGAGGCTACCACAGTCTTTTATTACTTCTCTCCAGTAGTAAGCCTCGTCTTTTACTTCATCGTGGCTTCTCATACCATTCCGCAACGTTGAAGGAACTTCTTTTGATCGAAGTTCACGTTGTCATGTGAAAAGATCACTGAAAACTTAAGAGCCAAAGTTTCAAGAGCGATCTTAGCATCCTTACCACCCTTGTTGTGCTCTTCGGCTATCGCATCAGCGATGATCTCGTAATGCGCCTTGAAAAACATGGGCTCTATTACTGTCATCCCAGTTACCTCCTTTCTCGGTGGGATTAGTGAGACAGTCTAGCTATCCGGGTACCAAACTGTCTCACCAATCCCGCCGAGCGAGATTGGTGCGGTTTTAGTCTTCTGCTCGACCGTACTTGTAGTCTTCGCTGAAGTACGTAGTTGACTCGACCCTGATGGCTCGCATGGTGTAACCATACGAAGGCTTGTTATCAAAGTACCAGTAAACTCCGCTGCCCCACTTCGTACCGAATTCATCGGCACTAGGACTGTACTTGTCTTCGGTGACAAGTTCTCCCATCCTCTTAAGATCGCCGTTAGGCTGTTCTTTGAAGCAGATGAAAGTTCTTGTCTCGACTTCCTGAGTTGTTTCTGTTTCAATCTCGGACATATTAACCTCTTTTCTTAGTAGTCCTCGATCTTGACATAGTATCCGTCTGGCAATACCGAGCTAAGCTTATCCTCAGCCAAGCTAATATCGCCCATGAACTTGTTGACGATATCCTCGTTCTCATTGTCCCACTTCTTAATACTCTGTGGATCGTAAGGTTCGTCAGGTTCGTCCTCACGCATTAAACGGACTGTCCAAATACCAATCCTTTGTGCCATTTATCTCCTTTCGTAGTGGGTTTAGTGAGACAGTCTAGCTAGTAGGGCACCAAACTATCTCACTAACCCCACTACCGGGGTTAGTTGTTGTGAAATTTACGCTGCTTGTGTTTGCGTTGTTCTTTTTTCCCTACGTTGCTCGTGTTCTGTGTTGCCGCGCGCGATTCGACTTTGCGTGTTTTTCAATATCGCTTCACGCTCAGCCTGCCTACCGGCCTCGAAAATCGCAGCACAGTAAGCAATCATGTCCTTGTCGTACTCGTACTTACCGTCATCGTTCTTTCTAAGACCAAGCCGCTTGTTGATCTTGTTAATCTGTTTCTCGCAGAACTCGCTATCTATGCGATCCCACGTAACACCCTTAGTAGCCACTTACACCCCCTTTCGTTGTTACGGCGTTGTCTGATTTGACAACAGCGGGTTCCGTGGTAAGAGGCCCACAGGGCACTAAGCTCCAGACGAAGGTTAGTGCGGAAACCCACCTCTCCGGAGTATAGCACAAAACCGCCGGAAAGTCAAGTCCGAGTTAACGGCCGGAGCTGGATTGGATATCCGCCTCCAATCCGTAATTGCGCTTAGCAAAACGGATTGCGTCATCAAGCGTAGCAGCCAAAACACGGCCGGCTAGCTTCCAATCAACGATCCTACCCTCTGAATCTTTGATTGGAACAATAATGTCCCATGTTGGGGTCATGTGTAACGTTCGATGAACTTGATCTGTGACTTAGGCACGAACATTTCGTGCCCAAGAGTATCACCAACAGTTCCCTCAATCCGGACATATTCCTCATCCTGATTGACAAAACTGCCATGCAGTACATACGGGCCGGCGGTTTCCGTAGTAAAATGAATCGCTACGCTATCGCCGTGTGTCAAACCATTGACCATAACAACCCTCCTTTCCGATCTAGGTTTGCTGAGCTAGTGAGTCATGTCCCTGGCTAATGTGGACGCCTAGTGACAGTAGCGTTGTCTAGAACTACTACTCCCATGCCCTTGGGTTAACTAGGTCTTAGACTCACTAGCTTAGCAAGCCTAGATTAGACTTGCTTTCTGATCACCCTTGTGACTGTTTCAACTGACAGCCCTTGCGTTGCAGCGTACTCTTTTAACACTCGCTGAAAGAATGCGCTGACCGTTTCGTCGTCGGACTTAAGTTCTTGCACAAGGAGAATACTCTCTTTGTTAAGATATATCGAGTTTTTCTCCTTCATTGTTTCTTAGCCAGAGCAATCATCCCGACGATAATTAGGAAGCCGATTGCTACGTACTTGAAGAATGCTCCTATGATTAGGAACAGCAGAAACAAAACCGGGATACCAACTATCCCAAAAAACATTAGACAGATTCCTGCGATAAACAAATTTACTCCAATCTTCATTGGTTCACCTCCTTTCTGGGATGCCGGACTACATGCTAAACATGCGCGCGGCACATGCTTAGCACGCTATCAAGCGTGCTATGGCTTTTTGGAACAGCAGGCGCAAATTATCTCGCCCGGTACATCATCCTCGTCGTAACAGTGCTTCTCTGGAAGGTAAATCCAGATATGCAGACTGAATAGACACAGGAACCTGTTCCAATAATAGTCCATCCAGAAATACGGATTGTACTTGTAACGTTTTTGCATTTACACCAACTCCCAATTCTTCCCGTAATGGTACGGGAAGAATTTGACGATTGCAGGGTCGTCGTCGGTAGGTACTGAGTATCCCTGCTCAGACTCTACTGTGACATAACCTGTAACAGTAGTCCCCTTTGCGCTCACGCGCGTAGGGATTGAAAAGAACGTATCTGCGGTACCACCGCGAAACGCTCTAACCCTTCCATCGGGGCAAACTGCTTTGCCTTTGCAGGTAAAGCCCCACGGTTGGGAAAACTCTAACGAGGTTCCGTTAGCGTATTCCATTTTGTGCGGTTTCCTTTCGTTGATTACATGCTAAACGTAGCAGGGCTACGCTTAGCACGCTATCACCCGTAAGGGGGATTTATGATGCTAACGCACCTAAAGCCTGCTCTCGGACGGGATCATCTAGGTCATTACGTTAGCATCTATTAGGGAGTTAGGCGGTCTGCGTTGCCTCTCTCGCAGCTTGTGGCCGGAGGCTACCTAACTCCCTAGCAAGGGTCTACGGAACGGTTTAACCCGTCGCCTGCTACGTCACTAGCCGGATGTTTTGTCCTAACAGGGTGACGCCTGTTAGTTTTGTCATCCTCTCTATCGCAGACCCTTGCTACGGAGTTAGATTGTTTAGCCCCGGTTGGCTAGTGTTGTGTTTACCGGGGTTCCTTTCTGTGAGAGTGACGCATTGCCGTTTTAGCTTTGCTAGCTATCCGGTTGCCCTAGCCTCTCTAAACCTTTTGGG